ATATGTTATTCGACAGAGAGATGAATTGCCAAGTAAGGTAGCAGCAATCAGAGAGTACAATAAACTGAAATCTCGTATTATTGAAAAGATAGATCACACGACCAAAGGAAAAGAGATGCCGACACCTATTTATGGAGGAAAGTCTACAGAACAAGTTTAATATTCAGGATACAACAGCGACACGAAGGATCTTTGAACTCAAGAAACGTATCCGTGCTGTTGCAGGGGGAACTTCTGCGTCAAAAACGATTTCCATTCTTGTGTGGTTGATTGATTACTCGCAAACAAAACAAATTCGGCCAAAGCTTTCAACGATTACCTCTGAGTCATATCCTCATTTGGAAAAAGGCGCGATGTTGGATTTTCAGATGATTATGAAAGATCGGGGGTATTGGGATGATGAGAGATGGAATAAGACCAAACACACGTATACGTTTGAGACAGGGAATGTGATGGAATTTTCAACCTTTGATACCTATAGCAAAGCTCACGGGCCGAGGCGTGATGTCCTCTTTGGCAATGAAATAAACAATATGCCATACAATATTGTCGATCAGCTCATTACCCGTACTCGTGAGATAGTCTGGTTAGACTGGAATCCGTCACAGGAGTTTTGGTTTTATACAGAAATGCTTGGCAAACGAGGCGATATTGATTTTATCACCCTTACGTATAAAGATAATGAGGCACTGGATGAGGTGACAATTAGTGAAATCGAATCGCATAAGCACAATAAGCAGTGGTGGACAGTCTATGGATTGGGACAATTAGGTGTACTGGAAGCACAGATTTATAAAAACTGGATGCTCATTGATGAAGTGCCACAAGAAGCAAAGCTTGAGAGGCGAGGGTTGGATTTTGGCTACACGGTTGATCCGACAGTGATTGAAGATCTGTACTCATGGAATGGCGCGTTTATTTTCGATGAACTCCTCTACATGAAAGGCGTAAGCAATCGGACGATTGCCGATGTTTTACTAAGTCAGTTGGAAAAAGTTTTAGTGATTGCTGACTCATCAGAACCAAAATCAATTGATGAAATAGCAAGTTATGGCGTTAATATCATTGGGGCGCAAAAAGGAGCAGGGAGTGTTTATCAGGGTATTCAGTTCTTGCAGGACAAGAAGATCTTTGTTACCAAACGAAGCGTCAAGACGATTAAAGCACAGCGAAATTATATCTTTTTAACCGACAAAGTGACAGGGAAAATCACTAATGATCCCGACGATACCATTCATGAATGGAGTAATCCGATGGATGCGTGCCGATATGCGCTTGATTCCTTCAGGCCCCGCGTTGTACAGAAGCCACAAACTGATTTTGGTGGTGTCCAGCCTCTGATTCCTGGTACGCTTGCTTAAAACAAGCCACTGGACATCCAATAGTCTTATATAGTAGTGTTTAAAGTATGGAACCTCAAGAAAAGAGTTTGTTAGTCTTAACTCCTGAGATGCAGATGCTCTTAAATGATAAGACTGATGGGTATAATTATCGACAGAGACGACAAGAAGATTGGGATGAAAACTATACACTCTCTCGCAATGAAGTTGTTGTCAATCGCCTCACGCAGCGACAAACAGTCAGTCTCCCCGTCCTCAAAACGGTTATCCGTACCCTTCTGAAAGACGTTGATGATATGCCCGTTGTGTACTTTGAGAACTTGGATAATAACAAGGACGCAGAGATTATCAAGAATGAATACTGGAAAGTAATAGGAGATGAAGAGCATGGGAAGTTTGAAATCTTAGATATTATTGATAAGCGACAAGTGTTTCATTTCGGCAGAAGTTATGATCAATGGCAAATCATCGATGGCATGCCTGTGATGACGATTGTTGATCCGATGGATATCCTCGTTCCCCGACATAACGATCCGACGAATATTCACAAGGGCAGATTTTTAATCCATACCCATATCTTTGTCCCGATATCCGTACTTGAGGCAAATGAGGAGTATAACCAAGAAGTTGTGCAGGATCTGAAAACGTGGTATGGGACGAAAATGGGGCTTATCAAGCAAGCAGATAACGAGAATATGCTCATTGAAAAGAATAAGAAGATGCAGCAAATGGGTGTGCCTGATCTTGATTCCCCAGTCTTAGGCGAAGCATATGTTGAGTTAACGCTGCATTTTCGATACCACAAAGAAGAGGAAAAAGAGGATGAACAGATTTATCTGTATGTGACAGCAGAAGATCAGAAGATCTTGATGAAGAAGCCACTACAAAAGGTGATTGATCCGAATAATTACTGTCATGGGTGGTGGAAAACGCATTATCCGTATAACTCCTGGGCTGATGATGTTGAGAAGCAGGATTGGTATTCAGATGGCATCTCGGATATTGTCAGACCGTCTGCGAAAGTGGTCAATGCCTGGTACTCACAGATTGTTGAGAATAGGACGCTGAGAAACTTTGGTATGCATTACTTCAATTCAAATATTGAAGGGTATAATCCACAGACGTATGAGGCGAAGCCGTGGGGATGGTATGGTGTTCCTGTGCCACAGGGAGGAAGTATTGCTGATGTGATGCAGAAAGTGGATATTCCCGATTTAGGTGAGTCGTTGGATGAATTGCAATTTGTCATTGGCATGATTGAGAAAGCCAGTGGCGCAACCACAACACAGCAGGGAGCAGAGAATGAGAAGCAAATAACGCTTGGAGAAATTCAATTGGCTCTTCAGGAAGCAAAAGAGCGGGTCAAGGGTATGGATAAGTTCTATACGCAGGTGTGGAAGGAACGGGGCATTATGTTTACAATGCTGCTTCAAGCAGGACGGGATAAGATAGATCCAATCACCCTGTATAAGAAAGGCCGATACACAGATAATATGTATTCACGCGAAGTATCGCCGAAAGATTGGGAAACGCCTAAGGGGTATCGATGTAAAGTGTGGAGTCAGGCTGAAAAGAGTGAAAAGGATACCATGCGTCTTGAGAAATTGAACGCAACAAAAGCGAATATGCCTGATAACCCAATTGTCAACGAAGAGTATCAACGAAAGCTGTTGGAGTTTAGCGAATTCTCTCCAGACAAGATCAATGAGGCAATGGAATATGAACAGCAAAAACGAACGGCAATGATGGCGGGAGGCATGATCGGTATGGATGGGATGCCTGTCATGCAAATGCAGCCAAATAAACAAGCAGCGCTGCCTCGTTCAGCGCCACAACTAACGGGAGGTGCAAAGTAGAATGGATTGGGATCAAGCATTACAATTATTTGGTGTTGAATCAAACGTAAAGTATGAAGATTTAACGCCTGTTGAGAAGGAGTCATTTCATAAGATGCTCGCTGATATTCAGCAAACGGCATTATCGGTTGAAAAGATTCGTGACTATATCCGCGCTATGCGTGATGGTGTAGAGGATGAATTGACAAAGCATAATCTGGATTCAAAACAGGATATCTTTTTAAAAGCACGACTCAGAAACTATCGACTCCTTGACGCATTTTTAACTGTGCCTGAGAAAGCACGAAAACAATTTCAGGAAGCACTTAAAAACGTAAAATAATACTCTCATGCATGGCATTGCGATACCATTTATAGAACGGTTCAGAAGAGAAATAAAGTTTCTCAGGCCCCTTGCGTACTATCCCTTAGTTGACAATGTGTCTGATGCTGAGATTAATATAGCCCCAGGACATGAAGGGTCAAATGATGCGACTATTACAGGTGCAACGCCGAATCAAGACGGTCAAGTGGGGCCTGCATATAGTTTTGACGGGATTGATGATGAAATAACTCATGCTGTCACAGATGATTTTTCTCCAACAAATGATATTTCGGTAGTTGTGATTTTTAAACTTGGCGCAGATGGTGTCGATAATGCTTCTTCGCAGCCATTGGTTGTTGCGAAATATTGGAAAATCCATGTGCGTACAACAAATAATTTAGTACAGTGGCGTTTTGACAATGCAGGCGCAGTAGTTGCTGCTCATACACTTGGGAATGGTGATAGAAATTGGCATATAGGAGTCGGAACGTATGATAATTCTGATGGGTCAAATTCTGTTATGAAAATCTATATTGATGGCGTAATTCGTCAAACAACAAACGCGGCAAAACTCGCGTCAACTACATACATACAAAGTATTGGAAAAATTTCACCAGTTTTTTTCAATGGGTATATTCAGCATGTGGCATTGTTTGATAAGGTGCTTACCGAAGATGAAGTATTGCGTCTGGCTCAATATGCTGATTTAGCAGATTAAGATATGGCAAAGAAAATTGTCAAAAGAATTGTCAAGACAAATGTCAAGCGGATCAAGCGCGTGGTTGCGAATAAGATGCGTGATTATGGAGATACGACCTTTCAAAAAAACGGCAATATTACCATCAGAGTCAATAAGTCAAAGAAAAAGAATAAACGACCAGGAGAGATAATCGATACGATTGTGCATGAGGAAATGCATGCCAGGCATCCGAAAATGTATGAGAGGACAGTACGAAAGAAGACAAAAGAGTATTTAAAACACATGGGACATCACAGAAAAAAGCTTGCGTATGCCAGGTTTTATAAATAAAACTTGACAAGATATAGTTGAGTAGTTCATTATTAATCTATGAATCCAGAAGCACAAGCAATTCTCGATAGAATCCTTAAGAAAGAGATTCATGAGTTAACAGAATTTGATAAAGGCTTTCTTCGCGCACGACGGGACTATTTAGGACGGAATAGCAGACATAAATTCGCATCGGTTTTGGATGAGAAGAATCCTGAACCGAAACAAGAAGAACCTCAGGAGGAGGGTAAAACTGAGGAAGAGCAAAATAGATTTCCAGGTGAAGATGACGACGACGTTGAAGAAGTCTAAGTCGTACAATTTGACCTAACCCTTGCAGAGAGGACTGGTATATATGGCTGATTTACATAGACAACCTACACAGGAAGAATTAGACGCACAGATTAAAAAATCTCAAGAAGAAATTGAAAAGCTAGAGAAAGAATCCGCCGACACTCCAGACGAGAAAGAAGAAAAACCCACAGAAGAGGAAGAAAAAGAAATAGCAGTTACTCCAGACGAGAAAGAAGAAGTTTCTGATGAGGAAGAAGAGATAGAGGAAGAGGTTGAAGAGGAGAAAGAAGAAGAGATAGAGGAAGTAAAAGAACCTGAAACAAAAGAGCCTGATATTACTGAAAGATATAGAGAATCTACCCGCGAAGCACAGATTTTAGCTGCAAAGAATAAGAAAATGAATCAGGCGATTGAGGAAGCAGCCGTTTTGCCTGAGCCC